AATCGGCAGCTGCCTTGGTTGGCAGCGGTTTTGTTTTGAGCATCTCCGCAAGCGTGTCGGAGACATGATGAGAGAAATCGACCGAGCGTTCGCTCATTGCCGTGTACGGGAAGTAGACTGGCTTGCCGCTTTCCGCCAACGCGCGCGCCTGATTACCGAGCCGTTTTGCAACCGGCAGAGCTGACGCCCAGGCCGCACCGCTCTCGACATTGACTGGCATGAAGCCGTGGCCGCCTTGCATCTCGACGGCGGCGGGAAGTTGTTGTCCACCGACTCCGGTCAATCTTGTGCCCGCGATTGAGCGGTCGCCCCAGGCAGGCAGCAGCATGCCACCTTGCAATGTCTCGGGCGCAATGACCTTCTCAGCTAATTGCGCAGTCGGAACATGCGTTGCGGTCATTTCCGCGACCGGGCGCGACAGCTTGACCTTCGATATTCCATGCCACAGCGGCCCGACGCCTGCACCAAGTGCCCCGATTGGCACACCGCCTGCTGCAGCGGGTGCGCCGATGGTGCCGAGTGTCGCCTGCACTGTCGGGCCGGGATCAAACTCTTCGGGTCGAAAGAAGGCGTTCCCGCCCTGCTGAAACAGATATGCGAGTTGACGAGCTGCCTCACTGGTTCCGGGCGTTTCGCGATTGCGGCGCGCGACCTCGGCGGCGCTGCCGAGGCTGTCGAGCGTGATGTCAGGCATCAGCGTCTCTGCCCGATCGGTGCGAAGCGGAATGGTGCGGTGTTGCTGTCGCCGAAGCCGAGCGGTGCGGCCCTGGCCGGCGTCGCGGGTTTGAAGTCGAAGCTGGCGAGCAACCGCATCAGGTTGAACTTGTCGGCATCGTCCTTGCGCACCAGCTCGGCGGGATCGGTGGTGGCACCCTGCGCGACGCGCTCGCGCGGGACGTAGCCTGCACCGCCTGGCGCTCCCGGCTCGGCACTGACCGTGGTATTCCAGCCGCCCGACGTGAGATCTGACGCATCCATGCCGAGCGGAGCGCCGGGGACAACCCCGATCGGCGTGGTGTCGGGGCCGGTGTAGCCGACGGCGCGCGCATAGGGCAGATCCTGGCGCTCGATGCCGCCGCGCTCCGGGTTGCTGCCGGTGCCGATCGAGGAGGTCTGCGGACCGCCGGCAAAGCCGACCTGGCGGCCGGTGACGGGATCCCGCGATGCATTGCCGGTGGCAAAGTTGGCCGGATTTGCGCCCGCGAACAGCGCCGGATCGGTGGCGTAGTTGCCGACCGCGCCGCGATAGCCGGTCGTGGTCGCCGGGAAGTAGGCCCGGTTGGTCAGCGTATAGTCGAGCGGCTCCCCGCGAGCGGCGGCACGATCGAGGACCAGCGCATCGTACCAAGCTCTCCGTTCGGGCGATGCGGTTGGTCCGATCTCTGCGGAGCGATTGCGCGCCAGTGTGGCGGCTAGCCCCGGATTGTCCTCCAGGGCGCGTTGCAGCCGCTCGCGGGTAAGCATGAGTGACGGTGCGTCGCGCGCCTGGATGGGCAGGCCACCCGGTGATCCGCGTCCTGGGCCGGTGACGCTGCGCGCCCCGAGCGCGCCGATATAGGGTGCGGTGGGTTCGCCGCGATTGAGGTCGCCCAAGGTTTTGAATACCGGCGGCGCGGGGAACGTGCCTGCAGCTGCACCGACATTGTCACCCATGTTGCCGAGCGTCGTCGTCCATTGCGGGTAAACTGGCATGTCAGAGCCTTATGAACCCTGCCGGCCAAGTGTATTCCGGCGTGCGCTGCCGTTGCCGCAACTCCTCCAGATATTTCTGGTGCTCCTGCAGGAACAGCTGCTGCGCCAGGGCGCGCTCCTGCTCGGGTGTGACGGGCGCGCCGAAACGCTCGCCAAACGACGCACCGGGATAGTCGCGATATTTCTGCCCCATGCTGGCGAGCATCGCGCCGCCTTGCGACGCGCCGAGCTGCGCGAGCGTATTCATTCATACCATCCGTGGAAGCTGCCCCAGAGCGTCAGCAGCACGATGAACGCGATCAGCACGCCGGCGATTGCGAACGCGAGCTTGGTCTGGCGGTCCATCAGTGCTTCCGCCGTGTCATCGCCAGACCGGGACATGAATGCCGCCGACGGCTCCCAGCAATGTCAGGATCACCCACAGCACGATGAACACCAGTACGACGACCAGCAGCACGTAGATGATCTTGCGGAACGGCTCGGGCAGCGGCAGCAGCGGGAGCAGCTGCTGGATTGCCCACCAGATCACACCGACGATAATGAGGGTTACGATGATCGAGATCAGCGTGCCTATCATGGTCGCCTCCGGGGGTTGTCAGCGAACCTGCCTTGCGATTAGCTTGTGCTGCCTGCAGCGTGGCAGCACCTACCGGATAGGAATGGTCTGCCTTAACGCGGGTCCCGCGTCCTATCCCATTATCGGGGAAGGTCGAGCACGACCCAGCCGGTAGGGTGCTCTGCGAGGTAACCGTGGCTGCAGGCGCTTACGCTTTTATCTCGCGAAGACGGGCTTCGCCCTTATGCCGCCTGCCAGGAGCCTGCGGGGCGCGCGCGTGCGCGCTTGATCGGCTCTGTTATCGCAAACCTCAACATCATCACGGCGTAACGAGTGGCGGCCATTAAATCATCATGTTCTTTTATGACTTTTCCTTCTTTCCGATGATAGAGCCGGAACTCTTCGAACCACTCATTGAGATGCGAGAACACTTTCAGCCGGCCGGTCTGCATGCGGCCGAGCATCTCCATCAACCCTGCTTCCACTCCTGATCCGCCGTCGATGAAGGTCGCGCGTTCGGGGAGCATGTTGAGGTGCTGGTTGCGGTACTGCGTCGCCAGCTCATCACCGCTGCCCTTATCCGCCTGAAGACCGTCATGGGGCCAGGCGATAGGTATCCATTCATTCCCCCACGAGCGAATTGTCGCTGCATGGATAATTGGCGTTGATTGTCTTTGCTTGTGACATTTGACGACATAGAGCACGTCCTCGTCGCGATCGTGCACCATTTCGATGCAGGCAAACGGGTGATCCCAACCGAAGTCGAGGCCGCGGATGCGGGCGAACTCGCGCGGGAAGATGCGCGCCGGAATGCTGATCTCCTCTTCCGCGATCGGGAAGATGCGACCTGAGCCGAGTGCCGGGATGCCTTTGGCGCGGGCTTCGCGTTCGTGCGCGGGATAACCGGCGATGATTTTCGCGCGCTGCTCGTCGGTGTAGTGCGGGGCGTCCTCGATCGTCATCGTCACCAGCGTGCGATCGGGTGACGGCTCCAGCAGGAAGCGGCGGCAGACTTCCGACATTCCGAGCAGCGGTGTGAAGGTTGAGAACACCATGCCCGATGTGGAGCTGATGCGGGTTAAACCTTCGCTGTAGATATCCATTGGCGGCTCTTCATCGAACCAGACCCAGTGCAGGGTGTCGGCCTGCCATTTGCCTCGGCCCTGGTCGTAGCTCTTGAAGTTGAGCGAGGAGTGCTGTGCCTGGACGTCGCCGCCGCCGCCCCACCGGATCAGCACGCCGTCGAGCGCATCACTGACGCCGTTGCGTCGCGTCCAATTGATAAGGCATTCCTTCGGCACCATGCCGGTGCCCCAGGCGTTTTCGTCGCGTGGTGGGCCGATCAGCAGGCGTTGCACGCCGTCGCGGGTGAGTTCGGCGCTTTCCGATCCGGCCAGGGCGCGCACCGGATCACTGAACACGCGCCCGCGCCACCAATCCGGGTATCGGCCGGTGAGATGCATGGCGGCTTCGGCGGCGCCTGCGGTGGTTTTGCCGACTTGGTTGGCAGCCATCATGGCGCGTTCGCGATAGAGCACGCCGCCTTCGTGAAACTCGCGCTGCTTGGCGTAGGGGGCGTAGGCATTGAGCCGATTGAGGCTGATGCGGCGTTCGCGCTCGCGCCCGATCCGCTGCAGCATCTGCTTGGTGAGCGGGTCCAGCTCCGGTTCGGGCGGCGGCTTTTTGGGCGGAGATTTGGCTTTGCGTGCCATTCAGATTTCCTGTAGGCTGATTGCGTGGAGGGCAACCGATGATCCCGAAGTATCCGTTCGTGGTGACGGTGTGGCGCAAGGTCGGCGCGCATCTCGATCAGCGCGCGAAGTCATTCGAAACACTCGACTCTGCGCATGCGTTTGCCAACACGATCCTGCGATCGAGCGACTGCAAGCGTGTGCAGCTCACGTGCATTCTCGATGACAGCCGGCGCAACGAGGCGGGCGACGTGCTCGGCTTTGATCGTGCGGCGCAGCCATGACCGACGTCGTTGAGCCTCGGCGCAGGGCCGAACAGACACAGGGTGCTTGCTGCTTACCCGGTCCCGAGATGGTGGCGCTGCTGGACGAGATCGAGCGGCTGCGGCTGCGAGTGAAGTTTTTGGAGGACGAGCTTAAATGTCCGGCCGCCCTGGAGCCCAAGCCATGACCGACATCGAGCGAGTGCTAGCACGCATCCCAGCATCGTTTGTGCGAGAGTTCATGGCGCACCGACATTTTTGGGCGGCACATGAGATTGATATCGTAGCGCGCAAGGATGGCAAAGAATATCGACTGGAGGGCGATTGGCTCAAAGATGTGTGCCGCGCCGCACTGGAGCCAAAGCCATGAGCCGAGAAATTGAGGCGGCTGTGCAGGCAATGGCTGCTGTGGAAACACGCGGTAATTGGA